ATAATCCTTCTTTAGTCATAGCATATAAAATAGGATCACCACTAGCATTTCTAGCTACAAACAAATCAGTTACATGGCCGTCAGGCAATGGTAACTTAGCATCATTTGCCTCAGTTCCTATAGTAGTTGCGTACCAAAGTTGTCCTGTATTATCTATTCCCCATAATTTTTCGTCCCACCAAGCAAGAAACTTTGTATCTGTAGTGTCGTCAGTAAAATCTGTGCCATTAGATGTGTAAGTATATCCTCCTGTGTGAGCTATAACTAGGTATAATGTGCCTCCCATTCTTACTTCTAAAGCATCTGTTGCTACTGCAGGCAATGTATCTAACGCAGAAGTAAATGTGTCTGATCCTGAATTATATTTATATACTTTTTGATTTGACCATATACCATATAGTGCCCCATCAAATTCTTGTAGTATGTCTAAGGATTCTCCTGTAGCATCTGAGTTACTTACAGAATTAGTTTTGGCAGGTAATACTAGGTGCCTTTTGTAGCGAAGGCTACAGGTACTGAACCAAGAACGATCTACATCTGTAGCTCCTTCCATTCTCTCTACACCTATACCACCCCTGAAATCAGCCCAAGATATTACACTTGTTCTAGCTTGTGAATCACGAGTGGTATCACCAATAGTAACCTTTGCAGGATAGATGGAGGCTAACACCTGCTGCACGGGTCTAGTTATTGGATAATAATTTCCATTAAGGTAAACCTCATTTTTCTTTATAACTTTATTGGCCATTACCTAACTGTCCTGACATTTGATAAAAATGGCATATTGTTTCTAGCTTGTTCTGATTTAGCAAACCAAAATGCTGCAAGATTTCTCATTCCATCAATATCAATATCAGGTCTTACAGATCCTGCCTGTGCTGCCAAAGCTGTAGCATAGGAAATAATATAATCTTCGGGAACTTCTGTAGTACTAGAATCTGAACTTAACTCAGTAGGTTTGTCACCACCTGTTAGTTTGATTAATCTATAAGAAGCTAATGCTCTGCCTCTGTCTGACAATACTAAGTCAGCAGTACTAGCTCCTTGTAAAGTACCTTCTTTATCTATTCTCCATGTGTTTCTAGCAAGTTTTTCCCATGTTGCTGTATCATTTTTTACTACTTTAATATCATCTAAATGAACCACACAAGCTCCTAAATCAGAATCGTATTCAAATCTTACCTGTGTAATAGCTGTGTTATCATAAGGAGCAACCAATGCTACTCTGCAATATTTCCATACATTAGCTGTTAAAGCAGGTACATCTAATGATTCTTCTATACCACCTGCATCTACTAAATGTATTTTTAAATTACCTGCACTTGTAGCTACTGAAGATTTAATCCAAAATTCTATGTAATCATATTTAGATATGTTGACTGAAGTGATGGTATCTGAAGCAGTATCTCCTGCTGAAGCACCTGCTGCAATTACAATTTTATTAGAAGCAGATCCTGTTTTGTAATCTTCTGTATCTGCTGTTATAGTAAAATCAGAATCTACCGATTCATCAAATGCAGAATTGCAATCGTGCAAAACTTCAGAAGTAAATTTATCTCTGTAAAAAACATCTTGTATCATCTCTATACCACTAGGTATTTCCCACCTAGCATTTACTTTGTCTGTGTGTATATCAAGGTTTTCTACGGGATCATATATTTTTCCTGTAATAGCTAGTATAGATTGATTAATAAACTCATCTATAACAACAGGATCAAATCCGTCTTTCCATATTTCGTAAGTCACACTACCTGCAATAGTACCTGCTACTGCTGCAAATGTTATTGTACCTGTAGATGCTGTATAATCTGTTATTCTTCTAGTAGTACCATCATAAGTACCTGAAGTAAATCTTATATAACTTCCTATATATTCGTCATCTCCACCAAACAATGTAGTATCTAACGCAGTAGTAGTAGAACCACTACCTGATGTAGTACCGGTAATCATTTTACCTAGGTTTCTGCCTATTGCTTTTCTTAAATCTTCTAATGTTTTGCCGTGTGTTATTGCCATGTCTACCTTCTTTTAGCAGTTTTTTTCTTATAATTTCTATTAACCTTGCCTTCATATTTTTTCTTTTCTTTGGCTGTTAATATTATTAAATCATGTATATTTTCGTAATATCCTTTTCTTGTTTTACTTTGTGTTACTGCCATAATTATTTCTTCTTTTTTCTTTTCATAGCTTTTTTCTTTTTAGGTGGTCGTCCTCTTTTACTTCCGTATGTACCTTTACCCATTGGTGCCATTGCTTTCCTCCTTAATTGCTTTATTAACTTGAGCTTCGCCCATTATTTTAATTTGTTCTTTTAAATGTTTGTTTTCTCTAGAGAGAGCTTTGTTTACAACTTTAAGATTAAGCATCGGATCTTCTTTCATAACCTCTGCTATGTCACTTTGTAGTACAACTACATTATCGTCGATTTGCTCTTGCTTTCCGTTTGAATTTTCTGTTAAGTTTCTTTCTGTCAATTTTTGTTCCTTCAAAATAAATTTTTCCTGTAGTACTTTCGTTTCTTTTTTCTTTATTTACCCTTATTTCATCTAATATCTTACCTGCTTCTTTTCTTTGATCAAGTGTCATCTTAGGTTTCTTTTTCCCTTGTGCTCTTACTTGTGTTACCCATGTTTCATGAGCTTCTCCTATCATAGTTTCAATAGCGTTGTGAGAATAAGGGTCACTAGGAGTGTAAGGTACATTATGAAGTACCGATCTCCTTTCTGTAACTGAATCGTAAAAACTAAATGATAAAGATTTAATACTACCTGTCCCGTATTCACCTATAAGGGTGACACCAACAGGTAGTATTAACCTTCTATCGTAAGTTTCTGAGCCTACGACCTGCACTATTAAGCACCAATGTTTAAGAATACTGCTGAATATTCAGTAGTTGCTCCAACAGCCATAACTCCACCAAGTATAAACTCAGCACTAGAGTCGTCTGCTACAACATCTACGGAACCATCAGTAGTAGATCCTGTCATTACATTTTTACCTAATACAACTGTACCATTTGTTAGTACTGCTGCGGGGCCGTACACTTGGTTCCAAAAGTAATAGTTAGCTGTAACATCACATCTTGGAACACCTGCTGCGATACCATCAATGTCGTTAGTGTCCCATACTTCTACTCCATTGTGAGGATTCTTTAGAATACCTGCTTGTGAAGAAGTTGTAAGAGCTGTTGCTACTTTGTCAGTATCATGTAGGTTTATTGTAAGTGCTGCTCCTGTGGCTGCTGCAGAGTGATTTTTAATACTCCACATCTGACCTTCACCATTAACATCGTTTATGAAAACATATCCGTCTTCATAATCTCCAACAGTTGTACCTACTCCTGTATAAGAACTAGATGCAGTAACTGCTGTTGAGCCACCATTAGTTAATACTATTTGAGTAGCTCCTGCAGATGCTGCTGATGCAACTGCTAAGTCTTTAATGTGGTCTGATGCTGTTTGAGCTTGCATAGTAACCTTACCTGCTGTAATAGCTTCGCCTGCGTAAGCATAAACGAAAGCACTACCATCAGGAAGTACCATTCTAGCTCCGATTCTGTTCTTCTTTGTTGAAGAAGTAACTTTCTCGTCACCAAAAGAGCCTTGTATTGTAACCGGAAATGCCATGATTCCCTCCTATTTATAAAGTAGGGGACGAACCCCTACGACCAACCGATTGTTAAATTTCGTATAAGCTCGGTCAATCGTTACACTTATACTAAAAGAAGGAGAGGTTAAATAGAGGATTTCTTCTCTTGTTTAACCTCTTCCTTTGCTTTTTCTTTTTTAGGATTGCATATACACTTGTCACCTTTAGCTTCAAGTCTACACTTGCCGTCCCATACTATAGGAAATAACCCAATATTTCCTCGTCTTTGCTGTGTGTTTGCATCACTTGGCTGATTCGGATATTCTGATCCACAAGGTTTTGCTAAATCTCCTTCAGCATTAAACTTAGGAATATGATTGTAGTATGTTGTTTTACTTTGCCAATCAGGCAGTAAGCCGTCAAACTGATCTATCCCCATGTTTTTCCTCTGTTTATCGATTTCTTTTTTTTGTTGCTTTTTATTGTGTCCATAATAATGATTAACCAATTAATGCCTCCATACTATTAGTTATTAGTTGCTAAAGCTGCAGCATCAAATATAAGTCCTGCACCTCTAGTATCATCTAACTCAAAGACACCATAGTCTGAAGTAATAACCACTTCTGTGGCTCTCAAACTTGCATCTCTCTGCCTCTCTGTTCTAGTGTCTACAGACTTAAGAACTGCCATAGCTGACTTGTCAGCAATAACACCTGTTGCATCATCTGAAGAGTCAACTGATAAGTTACCATCTTCAAATATTGATACACCATTCATAGGTCTTAGTCCACTCCAAAAGTCTTTCAATAGATCTGCAGACCAACCACTTGATAGTTCTGCTGAACCTGATGAAGCAACTGTTGCAGCTTCTTTAGAAAGATAAGCTACTGAGTTAGGGTGATGTAAAATGTAAATTTGACTACCAAATTTATTAGCTTTTGCATAAGTGATTGCTCCCTGTATGTTACTTGCTTTCATGCTTGCTGCTGCAGCACCAAGAGTGGTACCACCATTTAAAGAACCATACAATGAATGAACATCTGTATCTTTCTTTCTTGCCATTGCATCACCTAATTGTTTACCAATTATAGTGAATACATTGTTTTGTTGTTCACGAACAAGTTTATCAGTTAAGATAACTTTAGCTCCAACTTCTGCTGCTGTTAAGTCAACAGTTGTCATGCCAATTTCTTGATCGTCAACGATGTCAACACCATCTGTTAAGTCATCAACTTGCATTTGTCCTACTTTAGGAACAGTTACCTGTTTAGCTCCTTTAGGTAGGTTAAATTGCTCAATTAATGCCATAGCAGGTGCGTTGTGTTCTTCCGTGTATCTAGCTGCTGCGATAATTATCTTACTCGCATTTTCTAGATTTCCGGTTGTCGCTGTCTGTGCCATTACGACCTCCTTAAATTAAGGTAAATAAATTATCCGATGCCTGCAGCCCTTCGAGCTGCTGCTTCGGTTTCAGGATTGCGAACTCCTGAGTTGTAAAGATCCAATAATCTTTCCTCACTTGTCGTGGCTTCTGCAGGAGCAGTATTGTTGTCAAAGTTCTGTGTAGGAACTTTGCCTTGCTTTAGTCTAGCATTCTCTTCTTTTAATGCTCTGACTTCAGACATATGCTTTGCTGCAGTTTCCATTTCTTGAGGTGTTTGGTACTTTAATAGTACTTCAGGATCTACATTGTATTTTTTACCAAATTGTAAAGATGCCTTAAATTGACCTTCCCTAAACTCTAATCCTTTTTTATAATTCTGCTCTACTTGTGCTTGTTGCACTCTGTTTTGATAGTAAGTATCAGCAGCGTATTGTATCTGCTCATTACTATATCCTTGTTGTGCTAACTGTTGTTTATAATTTTCAGTTTCGTACAACATTTGATTTTGCAAGTTTTGTTGTTCTACTTGCTGTAATCTTTGTTGTGTTTGCTGAAGTGTTTGTTGCACATCATTATCAGGCTGAACAGAACTAGGATAAGTCCCTACATTTTCTTCAGCTTTAGGTGCTGTAGTTTCTGTAGTAGAATTAGTTTCAGTAGATGAGGCAGTTTCTGCCTGTGGTTCTGTCACAGGTTCTGTTGCAGGTTCTACTGCGGGCTCTGCTTGAGGTTCAGCTACAGGAGCTGTACTCTCTTCAGATACCATATTTAATTCAGGTTGTATATTTTCATTTTCGTTTACCATTTGTCCTCCTTATATAAAAATAACAAAATAAATAAAATTCGTCAATCCTATTCCATTAAATATAATTTTCTAGAAGTTTGTATTAAATCATCTCTTTCTTGTGCCCCTAGATAAAGTTCTCTTAATTGTTGAGCCTTCATAATTCTTTTGTATTCTTTTGCTTCTCCAAGATATCTTATTCTTTCTAAGAATTGATAAGGAATAGATGTTCTAGAAGTATTTCTTGCTATAACAGCTTGTTGTTCTATTGATAAAGAATTCATTAATTGTTCATACTCTATTTCCCACATATCCCAATCTTGCATTTGAGTGCCGGGTATTCTTGTTTTTTCAAACAAAGCATAATATTTATTTAAAGCTATTTTTTTGGGATCAGTTACATTGGGATCAGGTTCGTCGAAGTCTATATCATAACCTAATTCATGCTTTCTTCCTCTTGTATAACTTTTTAATTGCCTGTATCTGTCATACATATTTCTATTTCCTTCAGGAGTGTTAGGGTATACTTTGGTCATGTACAATAATTCATTTTGAAATTCTTTTTCAATTCTTTCTATATCATTAAAATATAAAGCAAAATCATTTGTTCCTCTTTTTACTTGTTGCTCTTGCAAAGGAGTTAATTGATCCATAAGGCTATATCGTAAAATATCTTTTTGAAAAGGTTCTAAGTTTTTATAAGGAGTATTTAAAATATCCCAAGATGACTCTCTTAATATTCCTGCTGCACTTTGTGGGTGTGCTCTTAATCCTACAAATTCAGAAGCACCTCTTGTTCCCATTCCTGTAAGTCTTTCTCCCCATTCTAATCCTCCCTGAGTATTTTCAAATACAGACCCTGACAACCACATTGGTATTACCATATCTCCAAAAGGTTCAACAAAGTTTGTAAGAGTATCAAACCCACTATCACCTTCTCTAAATTGTGGTTCTCCTATGTAATTTTCTCCTACAAGAAAATCCCAAGCAGTAGAAGGTGTCCAAGCTAATTGACTTCTCACCCATCTTAATCCGGGATTATCATCATGCAAAGCCATAAAATTTTCCCAATCTTCCATATCTTCTTGTGTTCCTGTTTTATAGAAAAAATTCATTGCTTTAGAAAGTATTCTTGCATCAGATACAAACTTAGATCCGGGGCCGACTTTTTGATTATTTAAACTAAATAAAAGAAAATCGCTACTAGAAGGATCTGTCATTCTTTCTAACTTTTCTAAAGTTTCTTCAGGGCTATCTCCTCTTAAGGCTGAAGATCCTATTTGCAATCCTACTGTAGCCATAAAGACTCCTGTGAACAAATTAATTAAAGCTTTTTGTGCCATGTATTTTTCTAATGGTTCCCCGTTAAAAGCTTTAACCCATATCGCTGCTGTTGCTCTTCTGTATCTAGCTGCAAGAAATCCCATAGCTTCTATGTTTTGTTGATTAGGAGATATTCCTGCCAAGCTAGAATCACTTAACCCTCTCATGTTATTTATATATTGAGCTATTTGTTTTTTCTGTCTTGCTATTACTTGAGGACTAGCATTCATGTCTACTAAATACATTAATGCTTTACCCATTTCTATTCCTGCTATATCTAAAGAATGTCCAAAAGCATTTTCTAATCGTTTGGTTATTTTAGAAAATACTTTATAAGTTCCGTTTTTTGCATTTTGTTCAAAAACTTCTTGGCTATCTGACATTAAAAGTTCGGGGCCAAAGAAATCTCTAACTGCTCTAGCTTCTCCTGTTATTTTATATTTTTGTACCATCTCACTACTTTCTGACAGTCCTCCAAGAGCAGCTTTCCAAAAACCCTTCCAAGCTCTTACGGGAGCTTGAGGGTGATTAAACCAAGTAGGTAATAAATGAATGTTAAATACAGAAGCATCAAAACCTAAAGCTATCATTCTTTGTGTAGCATTAGCTCTTAACCATGCTTTTTGCATTTTACCTAAGTCACCTCGTTCCATTGCATTATCCATTTCATTTTTAAACTCTATGGCTTCCCTAAAAGCACTCATGGGATTTCTGTCTGCAGCACTATCTAAAGCTGCCGCACTTCTATCTAATGTAACAAACCAAGTTTGTTCATCAGAGCCAACAGGAAAACCGTCCATATATCCTTCTTCAAGACCTAATCTTTGAGCTATAGTTCTTTCAGAAGCTATGTCTTTTCTATAAGGAGCTTTTGGGTCTACATCAGGTTGGTCTCTTAACCATCTAAAAAACTTAGGACTATTTACATCAGGAAGCTCTCTTAAAGTAAAAGCAGCCCTAGCAAATCCTTCGTTTATTTGAGATTTGGTAATAAAATCTCTTTGAGTTTTAAACATTAATTCTTGATTGTTTTGTTTTATTAAGGCTTGTTTCATTGCTTCGTCAATTCTTGTTCTTATTACTTTTCTTTCATGAATCAACTGATCTCGTATTGCTTGTAACCCTCTTGTTATAGTTTTATTATCAAAAGGATTAACTTTAGTGTGATAAGCTTTTTCCATTATATCTTCAGCAAATTTTAAATCATCTAATACTGAATCAGGAATGTTTGTTTCTTTTAATAATTGAAACACACTATCTAAAGAGCTTCCGTCTGTGTATCCTCTTCCTATAGGGTTCCACCCATTAACCCCGTAACTTAATCCTCTTATATAATCTTGCCCGTCAAAATTTAAACTTTTAGGTTTCCCTCTCTGTTTATATAAAGCTTTTAATCCATATAAATTATCTTGTTTACCTTGCAAAAAAGTAATTTGTGCTGTAATTTCATCTAAGGGGTCTTCTAAGTATACTCCTGAAATTTCTTGTTGCCTTAACACATTTTGGTAATTGTCATTTAAATCTTTAATTTGCATTTCTAAGTTTACAATTTCGGTGTCAATTTGTTTGTTAACATTTAATTTGTAATCATTAATCACAGATTTCAAAGCATTAGTAGCTCCTTTGTAATCAAACCCTTGATCTCCTACTCCTTGAGTGGTAGGCAAATTATTAACATAATCTGTTCCCATTAACCTTCTTGCATGAGCAAGCACAATAGCAAAGTTTATTTGTTCTTTACCTAATGTTTCATTCCATCGATCAAACATAGGAAGGTTTCTTAATATTGTAGTAAATGTTTTATTACCTAATCCATCGGCTCTTATACTTTCTAATGTAGGAATAATGTCATCTCCATCAGCATTTGCCCATATAGCTCTTATTTGTTCTGCAGCTTCTTGCAATACCTCGTCTTTTGTATCATCTAAATAATTAACTATATTTTTTAATTGCCTAATATCTGTTTCTGTCAAAGTAATTTCTTCTCTTAATGTGTTAGTTTCAGGGTCAAAAAGTATGTCATTTAAATAAGACTGTAAATTTGCAATTTCTATTTCTTTAGTAATAATATGTGGGTCAGCAACTTTTTCTCCTGCTTCCCATTTTCTAATATTAATTTCTGCTTGTTCAGGAGTAATTCCTAAATCTTTTACATCACCTCTATAAAGAATTCTAAGAGCTCTTTCAGTAGCTGATTCAACTTTTACATTTTTTCCAAACACTCCTGCAAACTCAACTACTTCTCCTGTGTCAGGATCTATATAAGTACCTCCACTTATCATTTTCTTTTTCCATTTTTCATGTGCAGCAGTTGCAACTCTTCTTAGTCTTTGTTGTGTTGATAATATAAAAGCTTTGTCTAGTGGCATATACCTATAGCCTTCTTGTTGTGCTAAGTTTACTTTAGTAAACACTCTTTTATTTTCAGCTCCTATTCTTGCATCTACTTTCCAAGCTGTTCCGTTATTGCCAACTATAATTACCTCTCCGTGAGGATTAACATTGTCAGGATCTAATTCTCTGTACATAAACTTTCTGTTAGCATAACCTGTTGGAGAAGTTAATCCTTCTCCGAACAAAGCTCTGTCGGCTGCTGTCATTGTCCCATCATTAACAGCTTCGTCTGCCATTTCATTTAGTTCTTTTTTAGTAAAACCTAGCAAGTCAGACATTTCAGAATCTTGCCTAGCATTCTTTCCTTTAGCTGCTCTATTAAAAAAATCTATCCCATTTTCCAATCCCCTTTCTCCTGTCCATTTATTAACTTGTGCTAATCTTTTTAACATTCGTTTTTGTTCATCATTTAAAATTTCTCCCCAATTAACTCCAACAGAATCTCCATATATAATCCTGCCTGTTTTTATTTTTTTCCCTTCTTTTGTTATTCCGTCATAAACAATTCTTGTTTCAGGCTTTGCTTCTCTTAAATGCCAATTGTCTTCCAATGGTTTTGTTTCTTCTAGTATTCTTAATATATTTAATTCTTCTATATTAGGAACTAGTTTTCCTATTATATTTTTTCCATCTTTATCTTTGCCAATTACTCCTCTAGCTTCTTCTATTTTTTTAATATTAGCTTCTGTAAATAACGGGTGGTCTTTTATAATATTTCCATTGTCATCGTAAAGTTTAAGAAAGCTATATCCTCGCTTTCCTATTTCCTCTTCTGTTACTCCAAATACTCTTTCCCATCTTTCCATTCCTACCCAATCCATTAATACTTTTGCATCTTTAGCAGCTTCTCCTTCTGCTCTATAAAGTCTGTTTAAAGAATCTTCTAAGAAAGTTCTGACATAATAATTAGGGGCTATAATTCTTCCGATTTTGTGCATAGTTCTTTTTAAAGGAGATTGTATTTGGTTTAATCGTCTGCCTATAACAGAATCTAATGTTTCGTTTTTAGCAGGAGTTCCTCCTTTGACGGGATCCATAAACTGAGTTTCATATCCGTATGGAGAGTTTTCGTTTTTGTTTCCAAATAAAAATTCTAAATCTTCAGGACTTTCTGCATCGTTTAATTTACTAGGATCATAACTGTGAGTTTCAGTAGGGCTTTCAGGATTAATATGTTTTTCTCTTCCCCAAGGATCTTCAAATAATATTCTAGTGCCGGGAGCTTTTTGCAATCCTTTGCCCATGCCTTTTGCCAAACCTATTCCTGCCATTCCTCCTGCAAGTCCTACTCCGAGTGCTCCTACTACAGCTCCGGGTAGTCCTCCCATTTCTTCTCCTTTTTTAGCTCCGTAATGTCCGCCTGCAGTTAATCCTGTTTCAGCAATTACTCTTGCAGGTAAAGCAGCTCTAGCTCCTCCCATAGGATCTACTAATCCTGCTAATCCTCTTCTAAAAATATTAGCTTTTGTTCCTGCCTGTATTGCTTTTGTTCCCCCTCTTAATGCTGTTGCAGCAACTCCTCCAAATCCTGCAGTACCCAATGTTAAAGCTACATCAAAAGGTGTAGTTAATTCAGTTGCAAATTCTGCTACAGGTCTTATCCAATCAGGAGCACCTGCTACTGCTTCCTTAGAAACCATAGGGTTAAACCAAAACCCTCTGTCCTGTGAAGGCAAAGGTGGTGGTAACATTCCAATAGGGTCAGCAGGTGGTAAGCTTCCAAAACCTTGTGTGTTTGTTTTAGGAAGTTGTTCTATACTTATAGTTGGTGGTGGAGGTGGTGTGTATTTTCCAAAAGGCTGTGGTAAATTATTATTATTCATTAATAGTATATAAACCTAGTTGACGGAGAATAAGCTCTATTGCTTATTCCTCTTTGATA